TGTAGATTTGGATGGAAACATATTGAAGATCGATAGGGAAATATTCCTCAACAATAAAGGACTATATGTTGGCATAAAAAGTAATGAAGCTAAAAAAAGATTATCAAAACAAGACCAAAATGGTCGCTTTGTAAAAGAAAGGTGAATATAATATGGAAGTTAAGGTACCTATTGAAGAACTACGCAAGCGTAAACTATTTGTTGCAACTCCAATGTATGGAGGTGCATGTGCAGGCATGTTCTGTCGTAGCACAAACGATCTATCAGCACTAGCCGTTCATTATGGTGTTGAAGTCAAGTATTACTATCTGTTCAACGAATCACTTATCACCCGCGCTCGTAACTACTGCGTAGATGAGTTCCTTCGGTCAGACTGCACACACTTGATGTTCATCGACTCTGACATTGGCTTTAACTCCAATGACGTAATGACGATGCTTGCTCTGATGAGTGAAGAATCAGAATACGACATCCTTTGTGGTCCATATCCTAAGAAGTGCATCTCATGGGAAAAGATCAAGATGGCTGTTGATAAGGGCTTTGCCGATCAGGATGCCAGTGTTCTTGAAAAGTTTGTTGGTGACTATGTTTTCAATCCTGCTAATGGCAAGAACGAAATCAAGATCGCTGAACCCGCCGAAGTTCTAGAATCTGGTACTGGCTTTATGATGATCAAGCGTTCGGCTCTCGAAAAGATGACCACCGAATACCCACATCTGATGTATCGCCCTGACCACGTTCGCACAGCCGCATTTGATGGTTCGCGTGAAATCCCTTGCTTGTTTGATGCACTTATCGACAACAAGCACGCGCATATCAGCAATGAGATTCGTGAGTTCTACAAGAAGAATCCTAAGGCTACTCAGGAACAAGTTGTCGCGTTCCTTGACGATGCAAAGCATTCTGCTTTTGGTTTTGAATACTCGAATCGCTATCTATCAGAAGACTATATGTTCTGCCAGTGGGCACGTAAGATTGGTCTAAAGGTATGGCTTGCTCCATGGATTCAGCTACAGCATGTTGGTTCATACGTGTTTGGTGGTTCACTCGCTGATCTAGCAGCCGTTGGCGCTGCTGCTACTGCTGATCCATCAAAGTTGGGCAAAAAGGGATAAAAGTCTAGACTTCTGCCTATAGGTTTGTTATAACGGTGTTTCCAAGGTGATCTTTGGAAACACCACATTGAAAAGGATGATACTATGAAGCTAAGTGAAAATACCCTTACTGTCCTCAAGAACTTTTCGTCAATCAATCACGGCATTCTGTTTCGCTCTGGTAATATGATTCGCACTATCTCACCACAAAAGACTGTGATGGCGAGTGCAGAAGTTCAAGAAACCTTTGACCGTGACTTTGCAATCTATGATCTATCAAAGTTTCTTGGTGCGCTATTGCTGTTTGATCAGCCAGAAATCCACTTCGGTGAAACACAGGCTACTATTGCCTCAGACAAGCGTAAGCTAGTATACACCTACGCTGATCCATCAACGTTCGTTACTTCACCCGCAAAGGATCTAAACTTCCCTGCTGCTGAAATCAATCTATCTATCACCCAAGAAGACCTCACTAAGGTTCAAAAGGCTGCTGGTGTTCTTGGTCTTCCAGAAACAATCATCTCTGGTGATGGTGAAAACATCTATCTATCGGCTGATGATAGCAAGAATCCTTCGAAGGACAAGTACAGCATCGTGGTAGGTTCTACCAATCTTGTATTCAATGCTATCTTTAAGAATGAAAATCTTAAGCTTCTTCCTAATGACTATGATGTATCAATCTCAAAGGCGGGCATCTCAAAGTTTACTGCGACTGGTGTTACATACTTCATTGCGACAGAGAAAGATTCGACCTTCAACTGACATTGATACTATGTTTTAACTGATGTTACATTGAAAGGTTTATATTATGCTGACTGATTATTTGTGGTGCGAAAAATATCGGCCAAAGTCGATTGAAGATTGTATTCTTCCTGCCGATCTAAAGACAACATTCCAACAGTTTGTTGATCAAAAGAACATTCCAAATCTACTGCTCACAGGTGGTCCTGGTGTAGGCAAGACCACCGTTGCTCGTGCGATGCTAGAGCAACTAGACTGTGATTATATCATCATCAATGGTTCATTGAATGCTGGTATTGATGTCCTGCGAAATGAAATCACTGGCTTTGCATCGTCTGTTTCGTTCAAGGGTGGTCGTAAATACGTCATCATTGACGAAGCAGACTATCTGTCCGCTGACAAAGTGCAGCCAGCGTTTCGTAACTTCATGGAAGAGTTTAGCCGTAACTGTGGTTTCATTCTGACATGCAACTTTAAGAATCGGCTTATCGCACCTCTACATTCTCGGTGTTCTGTTGTTGAGTTTAACATTGCCAAGAAAGATAAGCCCGTTCTTGCGGTTCAGTTTATGAAGCGTATCTCTGGTATCCTAGATGCTGAAGGCGTTACGTATGATAAGCCTGTAATCGCTGAGTTGATCAATCGTCACTTTCCAGATTGGAGGAGGGTTCTAAATGAACTTCAGAGGCATTCCGCGACAGGCAATATCGACAAGAGTATTCTTGGTAATAGTGGGTCTGATAGTTATAAGACACTTCTTGTTGCACTGAAAGCAAAGAACTTCTTTGCTGCTCGTAAGTGGGTAGGAGAGAACACTGACATTGATAGCACCACACTGTTTCGTGATATGTACGATAACATTGCAGATATTGTTAAAGACAACTCTATTGGTCAACTGATCCTTCACCTAGCTGAGTTTCAATACAAGTCTGCATTTGTCGCCAATCAGGAAATCAATACCGCTGCGTTCGTTCTATCGATCATGGCAGATTGCGATTTCAAGTGAACAGTGTATTCGATGTAATGAATCTTGCCAGTGATATTGTAGAGGTTGAAGAAGAGGACTTTAGGCCTAAAGCGATCTACAGCCCCTTCGATTTCATCGACAGTATCAATACACATAAGAACCTATTCAACGGACCACACGATCCAGCGCAAGTGGAGAAAGAATACAATCCTTGGATTGTCAACCGCGGGCTATCTTTGTTTCATGATACCGCAACATTAGCAAACCTTGTTAACCAATACTATCACCTAGACAAGAAACTTCAATACGATTTTTTACTAAATACTGTTAGACCAAAGTTTCGGAAGTCGAAATGGCCTAAGAAAGAAAAAGATGCCGATCTAGACATCATCAAAGAAGCATTCGGTTACTCGGACCGAAAAGCTGAAGTTGCGTTGTCTGTATTGTCATCCGAACAGGTAAAAAATATAAAGAAAAGATTAAGTAAGGGTGGAACAAAATGAAACTGACAGTAGAGGCTCTAGTAGAGGTAACCCTAAAAGAGCCAGACGATTTCTTGAAGATTAAAGAAACGTTGACTCGCATTGGGATCGCTTCACGTAAGGACAAGATCCTGTATCAGTCCTGTCATATTCTGCATAAGCAGAAGAAATACTATATCGTTCACTTCAAAGAGTTGTTTGCTCTTGATGGCAAACCAACTGATTTCTCGGATACAGATGAAGGTCGTAGAAACACAATCATCAATCTTTTGGCAGAGTGGGGTTTACTCACTATTGTTGAACCAAAGAAAACAGAAGAACCAATCACTCCACTAAATCAAATCAAGATTTTATCATACAAAGAAAAGCATGATTGGAATCTTGTAACAAAATATAATATAGGAAAACGTTAGATTATACAAAGACAAACTTTCAGGATGATACATTATGCAACCATGGGAACCAGTATGGACGCCTACACCGAAGCTACCACCCTTCATATGGGAGTGGGTTGTATTTGGTGATCCTAATGCAATCGTGTTAAAGTTTAGAGAAGAGAAATCCTGGTGGTTCAGAATGAAGACCAGGATTCTTCTCGGCAGTAAGTGGAAACGTTTATAAATAACTCGTCTATGCCAAATGGGTAGACATTACATCAACTCTCGCTTAAATAGGAGAACTAATATGGCTAACACTTTTTACGGCTCAAGCTTTGCTTTTACCCCAGAAATAGATAAGTTTTTTGTTGGCTTTGATCCTCTAGTACAGAAACTAGCATCAGCGGCAGAGCAGACAGCAAAGCTTTCTACGAACTACCCACCATACAACATCAAAAAGATTGATGGAAACAAGTATGTCATTGAAGTGGCAGTTGCGGGTTTCGCACGCGAAGATATTGACGTTGAACTCTCTGATGGTAAACTAACTATTAAGGGCAATGTCAAGTCAGGTGAATCTTCTGAGAAAGATTCAGAAGGCGAATGGACTTGGCCACTATTTCTACATCAAGGATTGGCAATGCGTCCATTTACGCGCCAGTTCACACTTGCTGATCATGTTGAAATCACTGGCGCAGAACTTCTAAATGGGATTCTTCGCGTTGGTCTGGAGTATGTCATTCCAGAACATAAGAAACCGAAGAAGATTGACATTCAAGACAAACATGATATCCATACAACAAAAAAATCTTCTTCTACCGCAGAATATCTGGCTGAAAGAGAAGGAAAATAAATGCTAGAAAAATACATCGTCCCTGTATCAAGAGTTGCAGGGTTTACCATTGCAGGTCTATGTTTGATCACTATGTATAATCTTCTTGCACTATAAGGAGATTGTCTATGTGGCCATATACTGAGGACGAATGGGATTATCTAGGATAATCTATAAATAGAGAGGGGCATATTGTCCCTCTCTTTTTGTTTCAAGGACTATAGCGATGAGTTTCTACACAGATGTAATCCAAAAGAGCCCATTGTTTCATACAACAAACATGGTAAACTCTTTAGACTTGTTATTCCCAGCGTTCAAAGCCAAAGTCGAGGCACTTATGGCAGAATCTGCTGCTGCTGGTCAACCACTAAAGATCCTAGAAACTTATCGCTCAGATGAACGCCAGGTACAACTCTTCAATCAACATGCCACGAAGCTGAAGAATGTTGGTGTACATCACTATGGGCTTGCTTGTGATATCGTAAAGCTGGTCAATGGTCAACCTTCATTTGAAGGCGACTATACGTTCCTTTGCAGACTAGCAACAAAGCACGGTCTTATCTCTGGTGCAGATTGGGGCACTCCTAAAGCAGTACATACATTCAAGGACATGGATCATGTCCAGTTTGTTTCTGTAAAAGATCAAAACAAACTCTTCAATGGTTCATGGTACCCAGATGCCAACTATGATCCTTATCAAAATCTATAAGGAATGTCAATGCACAAGTTTGGTCACTTTCTAAGAGAAGATATCTCTCTTACGTTTCAGTATCATGATGAGTTGAATCCTCTTATCTGGGATGGTGATGAACTAAAGCAGAACATCAAAGAACGTCTTCTATTGATTGGTAGAATGTTTGCTGTGTTTGCCAATATTCCAGAAGATGCTATCAAAGACATCGTGTTCACTGGTGGCAATGCAAACTATAACTATACACCACATTCCGATCTAGACGTTCATCTACTGATCAACATTTCAAAGATTCCAGGTATCAACCGCGTGTATCTTGATGATTATCTTTATGATAAGAAACTTTTATGGGGATACAAACATCCATCGCTGACTGTCATGGGATATCCTGTTGAACTATATGCGCAGAGTTATAGAGAGAAGTTGGTGTCACCTAAAGCAAATCGTGGTGTCTACTCTCTAATGCAAGACAAGTGGCTGTTCAAGCCAAGAAAAGAGAAGCCAGGTGACTTTCACAATGACACAGGCTTTAAGAATAGACTTGAACATCTAATCAAACAGATCGAAGATGTTCTCACAAAGACTGGTGACCATAGCGAGGACATTAAGCGCCTCAAGATCAAGATCCGCAATATGCGTTCTTCTGGTATTCACAAATCTGGTGAACTTTCTGTTGAGAACCTCCTCTTTAAGGAGTTACGTAATATGGGCTACATTGATAAGCTAAACGAATATCTGATAAAAATGCAAGATCGACATTTATCTGTTTACTAATCTCTCGCTTTGGTGTAAGATGAGCCATTGAGAGATTCTAAACAGTTGAGGTGATATGGATTATTATACAAACACATTCATGCAGCGCGGCAAGATGTATGTACGCGGCATTCAAAACGGCAAACAAGTAAAGCAAGTTGTCAACTATAAGCCATATCTGTTTATTCCTACAACAGAACATACGAAGTATAAAAACATCCATGGTTCTCCTGTGGGTAAGATCGACTTCGATTCGGTTGATGATGCAAAAGAGTTTCAGAAAAAATATGAAAACATCGATGGAATGCCAATCTATGGCATGACCCATTTCATCTATCCATTCATGTATGACACATTTCCAGGTGAAATCAAGTACGATCCTTCTGCAATCTCTGTTGTCAGTCTTGATATCGAAACTGTGGTTGGCGATGTAGATATTGCTACTGCCATTCAAACAACTCCAAATGAAGTGACTGCTATTACCATTTCGCGCAATGGTAAGAAAGCGGTGTTTGGTTGTGGAGATTATACACCACACGAAGACAACATCACCTACTACAAATGCAAAAATGAATACCAACTGTTTCAGAAGTTTCTAGATATCTGGAACTCCTATGATTATAGCCCAGATGTGCTGACTGGTTGGAACGTAGAGTTTTTTGACGTTCCCTATCTTGTTGGTCGCATTCGGATGGTTCTAGGAGAAGATGCTGCGAAGCGTCTTAGCCCATGGCAAATGCTTCGCGAGTATGATGTTGAAATCAAGGGACGTAAGATGACATCATACTACATGATGGGCATCACTGTACTTGACTGGATGGCACTTTACAAGAAGTTTACATACACATCACAGGAATCCTATCGTTTGGATCATATTGCCAAGGTCGAACTTGGTGACCAGAAGCTAGACTATAAAGCACAAGGTTACACAAGTCTACAAGATTTGTATGAAAGAAACTTTCAGCTTTACGTTGAATACAACATTCATGACGTTCATATCGTTGATCGGCTAGAAGATAAGATGAAACTGATTGAACTGGTGTTTGCTATTGCTTATGACGCAAAGGTAAACTATCAGGATACACTAGCATCTGTGCGCCAGTGGGACGTAATCATCCACAACTATCTGATGCAACGAAATATCGTTGTAGGCAATCAGAAGAAATCTGGTCGTAGTGATGATAGTCTTGTTGGTGGTTATGTTAAAGATCCAAAAACAGGTATGCATCGTTGGATGGTTTCATTCGACCTTAACTCTCTGTACCCACATTTGATTCAACAATACAACATCTCACCCGAGACGTTTGTTGAAAAGATGTGGGACTTCTTAAGCATCGATCAACTGTTGAGAGTTAGAGACACTGGGTTGCAAGGCTCTGAATACTCTTATGCAGCCAATGGTTGTGTATATCGCAAAGACAAGCAGGGCTTTCTTGGTGCTATCATGGCCAAGATGTATGATGATCGTGTTGTCTATAAGAAGCAGATGATCGAAGCCAAGAAGATGTATGAAAAGACCAAAGATCCTAAGCTTGCTAAAGAGATTGCACGGCTCAACAACCTACAGATGGCGAAGAAGATTCAGCTAAACTCCGCTTATGGCGCACTTGGCAACAAATACTTCCGTTGGTATGACATCAACCACGCTGAAGCTATTACTATGTCTGGCCAGCTTTCCATCCGCTGGATTGCTGATCGTATGAATGAATACTTGAACAAGCTATGTGGTACGACAGACTATGATTATATCATTGCATCAGATACAGATTCTATCTATGTGACACTAGCACCTCTGGTCGACAAGATCATGCCAGATGAAACGGACACAAAGAAGATCGTTGAAGTTCTAGATAAGTTTTGCCTTAGTAAGATTGAACCATTCATCGATAAAGCATATCTGGAACTATATGTTCGGATGAATGCATATGCACAAAAGATGTTCATGAAGCGTGAAGCTATTGCCGATAAAGCCATCTGGACAGCAAAGAAGCGATACATTCTAAACGTCTGGAATCAAGAAGGGGTTGCATACGATTCGGCAAAGCTAAAGATGTCTGGCATTGAAGCGGTCAAATCATCAACACCACAATCTTGTCGTGATAACATTAAGAAGGCATTAAATCTTGTCATGAACGAAAGTGAAACGACACTGCAAACGTTCATCGCAGATTTTCGTAAAATGTTTACACAGTTGCCTTTTGAGGAAGTGGCATTCCCTCGTGGTGTCAGTGATCTAGACAAGTATGAAACCAAAGACATTGAAACGTATGCTTCTGGTACTCCTATTCATGTTCGTGGCAGTATTCTGTACAATCGTATGCTAGAGCGTCATGGACTAGGTAATAAATACGAGCAGATAACAAACGGTGATAAGGTGAAGTTCTGTTACATGAAAACACCTAATCCCGCTAGAACAAATGTCATCTCCTGTCCATCTGAGTTGCCATCAGAGTTTGATTTGGAGAAGTACATCGACTATCCAATGCAGTTTGATAAAGCGTTCATTGCACCACTACAGGGCATTCTGGATGTGATTGGTTGGAAGTCAGAGAAGATCGCAACACTAGAGGACTTTTTCAGCTAATGGACGAAGATTTTGATTTTGGCTTCACATCGACCACATCGGAAGATATTGCAGCACCGATTATTATTTCTAAAACAACAAAGAACGATCAAACGATTGACAAGCTACTAGCAGCAATCACACCACTACTAGACAATCTAGCCAAGGATGCAGACAAAGATGTCATCCATTGGCCAAATCGTGCTGCAAAGATTGAAGAGTTTCGCAAGAAACTATACAAGATCGCTGGAAAAACATTGCCTAAGAAGTGATTTTGTGATACAGTGAATACTGGTTTAAACCAAGGAGATTATATGAGCATTCTAGACAAACTACGTAAAGCAAGCACAATCAAGGAAGCAGATGTGCTATCGGATTCCAAGTTCTTTAATAAGAAGGACATGATTCAGACTTCCATTCCCATGCTCAATGTTGCACTATCAGGTAGTCTAGACGGTGGTATTACACCAGGTCTAACTCTCTGGTGTGGTCCATCAAAGCACTTCAAGTCATTCTTCTGTCTTCTAGAAGTCAAAGCGTACCTTGACAAATATCCTGAAGCTATCTGTCTCTTTTACGACTCGGAGTTTGGTGCTGGTAAGAAGTATTTTGAAACCATTGGCATTGATACTACTCGTGTTATTCATAGTCCAATCACCGACGTTGAACAGTTCAAGTTTGATGTTATGCAGCAACTTGAAGTGATTTCTCGTGGCGACAAGGTAATCATCTTTGTTGACTCTGTTGGTAACTTGGCTTCTAAGAAAGAAGTTGATGATGCCAAGGATGGCAAGTCTGTTGCAGATATGTCACGGGCGAAGCAGATCAAGTCTGTGTTTCGTATGATTACGCCACATCTAAACATCAAAGACATTCCAATGGTCGTTGTGAATCACACATATCAGACACAAGAAATGTACTCAAAGGCCGTCGTATCTGGTGGTACTGGTATCTATTATTCTGCTGATACAATCTTCATCATTGGTCGACAACAAGAGAAAGATGGCACCGAAGTCACTGGTTACAACTTCATCATCAATGTTGAAAAGTCACGCCATGTTCGTGAAAAGTCCAAGATTCCTATTGAAGTTCGTTTTGAAGGTGGTATCTCAACATGGTCTGGTCTACTAGATGTTGCTCTAGATTCTGGTCATGTGATTAAGCCAAAGAACGGTTGGTATCAGCAAGTTGACATGGAAACTGGCGAAGTTCTACCAAAGAACTATCGCCGTGCAGATACAGACACCAAAGATTTCTGGCTTCCTGTTTTGAAATCAAAATCTTTCCGCAAGTATATTGAGGATAACTATAGACTTGCACAGGAAGATATGGTATCTAATGAAGATATCTCGGATATCTACGGAGAAGCGGATTGACTAAAGAAGAGTTTGAAGTTAAGTTCAAAGAATATTTGAATGAACAAGGACCTAATCCAGGCACTGGTTGGATTAGCAAGATGGGTTGGCACTATAAAAAGCGTCAAGAGTTCGTGAGACTTATTGACTATCAGGAGGATGTTAAGTGATTGAAGAACAGGTAATCTTTTCACATCTACTTTATAATGAAGAATATTGCAGAAAGGTGATCCCATTCCTGAAGACCGAATACTTCCAAACACGGCCTAACAAGATCGTGTTTGGACTTATTGACAAGTATGTCAAGACTTATTACAGGGTGCCTACAAAGGAAGCTTTGCAGTCTGAAATCTTGTCTCTCACAAATATTAGTGAAGATGAGTATTCAATCTGCAAAGATACTGTACAGACATTCAATGCAGACTTGGCTACGTCCATTGATTGGTTGTTTAACGAAACGGAGAAGTTCTGTCAAGAACGAGCCGTCTATAATGCAATCATGGACTCCATCAAGATCATTGATGGCAAAGATGACAAACGCGGTAAAGGAGCATTGCCAGAGATTCTAACTGAGGCTCTGGCAGTCTCTTTTGATACAAACATCGGGCATGACTTTCTTGGTGATGCTGAACAGAGGTATGACTTCTACCATCTGAAGGAAGAGAAGCTAGAGTTTGACCTGAAGTATTTCAATAAGATTACTAAGGGTGGTGTATCTAAGAAAACGTTGTCTTGTATTCTAGCGTCCACAGGCGTTGGTAAGACGATGTTTATGACGCACTGTGCAGCGAATCATCTGGACATGGGCAAGAACGTTCTCTATATCACCATGGAAATGTCTGAAGAGCGTATTGCAGAACGTATTGACGCCAACTTGATGAATATCACGATGGACGAACTTCGTGATCTACCGAAAGATTCTTTCAACAAGAAGATCAATCGAATCAAGTCATCAACACAAGGCAAGTTGATCATCAAGGAGTATCCAACATCATCTGCTGGTGCTGCACACTTCCGGCATCTATTGCAAGAACTTCGTATTAAGAAGAACTTCAAACCAGATGTAATCTACGTTGACTATCTAAACATTTGTGCTTCTACACGTATGAAGATGGGTGGTTCTGTAAATAGTTATATGTACATCAAGTCGATTGCCGAAGAACTACGTGGTCTTGCGGTTGAGTTTGATCTACCAATCATCACGGCTACACAGTCAAATCGTGATGGTTATAACTCTTCTGATCTTGGGCTAGACAACACCTCTGAATCATTTGGCTTGCCTGCAACAGTAGACTTCATGTTTGCTCTGATGGTAACAGATGAACTGGCTGAAATGAACCAGATCCTTGTCAAGCAGTTGAAGAACCGCTATAGCGATATCAATGAAAACAAGAGGTTCGTTATCGGTGTAAACAAGTCTAAGATGCGTTTTCATGATGTGGATGATTCTGAGCAAGAGAATATTCTAGAAGGTCCTAAGAAAGATAAGTATCAGGACAAGCCGGTAATGGACAACACTCAGGTCGGTATTCGTGCTAACGAAGAAGACAATATGAAGTGGATGACTAAGGCTGCCGGCCGTAAAGATTTTAGCGGATTGAGAATGACTTGATATACAGAATCAGAACGTTCGATGGTAAGTACCACATTTTTGAGACAACCACTGGGTTTACCATCTATTCCTCAGCCGAGGAAGACAAGGTGAAATCTATCTGTCGTTTCTTAAACTCAGGAGGTGGTTTCAATGGAGCCACCCCTGCATTTTTTTGCCACAAAGTTGACATTACCGATTGACATTTTTTCAGAATCAGCTACATTGAGAATGTAGTTAGTGAGAAAGGTGATTCGTTATGATTAAGATTTTTGCTATTGCATTCGCTCTGGTTGCCCTAGAACTCTTTGGGTTCAAGGAACTCGTTAGTTTTATGCATCCCATTGCGTTGATTAAGTTTTTCATCGCTATTCCGTTCGTTGCCATTGCTGCGATTACCGCTTGGTATCCCTTTGCGGTAGGCATCTGTGGCGGTCCTGAACGCTTCTGATATCTCTTGACATTTTTTCAGAATCAGCTACATTGAGAATGTAGTTAGTGAGAAAGGTGATTCGTTATGGCAAAGGCAATCGAAGCGTTCATGGGGCATGACTCCTACGGCCGTCACATTCATGCTGCTGTCCGCGAGGATGGTCAGTGGTTCTCTCGCCACTGGGGGTTCAACGGTTACGGAAACGGTTGGCTCAAGTGGAAGAAAGATCAAGAACTTCCTCGCCTCGAAGATGGTCGTGTCGAATGGGGGTTCAAGACCCTTGAGCCTATCAATCCTGAAGGCCTTCGGTTGCCAAATTAACCACTTGACATTCATCGCGAATCGTGCTAGGTTCAGATCATAGACGATGGAGATGAAATGGAAGTTCACGTATCAGGTATCAATGCGACCAAAGCTGAGGAACTCACGGAGGCAGCAGAGTTTTTTGCGCGCCAGTTGATGGATCCTCGTATGGTTCGCAATCTATCCATTGATCTGGAGATTGAAACAAATCTAGACGCCGAAGGCGAATGTGTTGATGAGCAGGGCACTAGGAATCCTCGGTGGTTCACGATTCGTCTCAAGCGCCAGAAGATCGACGGTATGATTAAAACTCTAGCGCACGAAATGGTCCATGTTAAGCAACACGCTAAGAATGAACTTCAACGCGGTATCGTGATCCCTACGAGGGGTGGTCTAAAGATCAGCAGCAAGTGGCAAGGCGAAATCTGGAAGCCCAAGCGGCATGAAGATAACTATTTTGATTCGCCTTGGGAGGTAGAAGCTTACGGCAAAGAAGTCGGGCTCTATCACAAGTGGTTTGCATTCATCAACGAGCGTTATAAGTAGAGTTATATTCCCTAGGGGCCCTATCGGTAGGGGCACAAGACTGTTAATCTTGTCGTTATAGGTTCGAATCCTATCTAGGGAGCCATTTAAAAAGGAAACTACCATGTTTCACGTATACGCATTGAACGCAGATTACGAAATGGTTGTTGAATGTCTGGTCGAAGATTATAAAGCTGCTTTAAAGCTTGCTGAAAGTCTGGACCTAATCTATGGCAGAGATAATGTCTGTCTTGAAGTGGTGATTGATGACACTGAAAAGGTCTAAGTGAAATAAAGGATTGTTATGAAGATTGGTATTACATGTTCCTGCTTTGATCTGTTTCATTCGGGTCATGTTCTTATGCTTGAAGAAGCTAAAGAACACTGTGATTTTCTTATCGCAGCACTTCAGACTGATCCTACGATTGATCGTCCAGAAAAGAATAAGCCAGTTCAAGATGTATATGAACGTTGGTCACAGTTGAATGCCTGTAAATATGTAGACAAAATCATTCCATACTCCACTGAAGGTGACCTATATAATCTTCTACTCACCCAGAAGATTGATATTCGGTTTGTAGGAGAAGAGTATGAGTCTAAAACTTTTACTGGCAAATATATGCCAGGCATTGAGATTTATTATAACAGACGCGAACATAACTATAGTTCTTCTGGGCTACGTGAACGTATTATGAAAGGATAAAATATGTACCAGACACATCAGTATGATCCCGAAGAGTATCTACCAGAAGTCGTTCCAAACGTAGTATTCAAGACTCGTGTGCGTGACGATTCGATTGAAGGACCAAATCCTTATCGTTGGGAAAAAAGGACTTCGTTTGACTATTTTGCAAACAAGCGCGTAGTTCTATTTTCTCTTCCTGGTGCCTTTACACCTACTTGTTCGACATATCAGCTTCCTGGTTTCGAAGAAAACTATAAAGACTTCAAGGCACTAGGCATTGATGATGTATATTGCATCTCAGTCAATGATGCCTTTGTAATGAACGCTTGGGCCAAGTCACAACAGCTTCAGAAGGTCAAGATCATTCCAGACGGTTCTGGTACATTTACTCTTGGTATGTCGATGCTAGTGAATAAGGAAAATCTTGGCTTTGGCACACGTTCCTGGCGTTATGCTGTAGTGGTAAACAACGGCAAGATCGAAAAGTGGTTCATTGAACCTGGCTTTGGTCACAATGTCGATGATGATCCATACGGCGAGACTGCACCTGAAAACATTATGAAATGGCTCAAAACTGCTTGACTTATTCCACGAATCAGCTATGATGGGAATATAGAGAGACAAAGCTTCTCTTTGATACAAAATGGAGATTGATTATGTTTAATGTTGGTGATCGAGTTAAGCTTACCAGTTCGGCAACGGGCTATATTGACGAACCTGATAATGGACTTGATGTCGGTAGTCTGGGTACTGTCACTGAAAAAATCGATCCATATGGACAAACTGATGGGACATATTGGCGGGTAAAGTTTGATTCTGGTTATTTTGGTAATCATGACCTTTCGGTTTATATCTACAAAGATGAAATCGAGTTGGTAAAAGAGACAGTGCAAGATGACATTATCAAACTTCTAAAGCTTGCACAGGCTGCTATTATTCATTATTCTCAAGATCCAGATGAAGCAATCGCCTTGCGTATTGAAAAGTTTCTTGCAAGCAATACTTGATACATAAACATGTTTTATAAGTAGAACATGAACAACGTAACGAACTTTAAAAACTTCATTGTCGAGTCACAAAACACACTCCATGCCTTTGACATGGATGAAACTTTGTTTACTCACGATCCAGGTTCACTCGCTATTCATGTAAACGATGAACATGGCAAGCGAGTGAAGTCTTTAAGTAATCAACAGTTCAATACGCACAAGTTAGATCCAGGTCATTCATATGACTTCTCTGACTTTAGATCATCTAGCAAGTTGCATCAAACGGGTAAACCTATTCGTAAGATGCTTGCTAAGATGAAAGCCATTCATAATAATGGCGGTAAGGTTGAGATACTAACTGCTCGCGCAGACTTTGACGATCAGCCAAAGTTTGCCGAGTTTATGAAGAAGTATGGAGTAGATATAAATAAAGTGCATGTTCGCAGGGCTGGTAATAAGCCTGGTGATCCTGCCGTAAGAAAACGTGATATTGTACACAATCTCATTAATCAGAATGGATATAAAAACGTCCATCTCTATGATGATTCTAAAGACAATCTAGCACAGTTTCTTTCATTGAAGCAACAACATCCTGGTGTTAACTTCAATGCTCATCACGTAAGTCATAACGATGACACTGGTGAGACTACGGTACGCACAACGAAAGTTTAATGCCGATATAGTATAGTGGTAATACAGTGGATTTGTAACCCTCTGACAGGAGTTCGATTCTTCTTATCGGCACCAGACTATTTTGATGAACAATGATCTATTACGAACTAGACGTAAGGCGCTAGATGGTATGAAAATCAGGACCAGAACTTGAACGTTCATTGTTCATCTAAATAGATTATTGTCTACCATTAGGAAAGTCTGGTAATCCGCCTGGTTTGGGGCCAGGAGATCGGGAGTTCAAATCTCTCATGGTAGACCATTCCATATAAATAAGAGCATGAAAATGAAAATATTCAAAGCTTTCAAAGAATCGACAACAGAGACACCAGAGAACATTCAGATTGAAGTTCTAGGTGTTGATGATAGCTGGCGTAGAGTTGAAGGCGGTGTTCCTAATCGTGCGCAGTCTATTGCTCGTGCATTAGAGTATACCAAAAAGAGATATCCTAAGAACCGAGTTCGTGCTGTTGGACAGAAAACGGGCAGGTTCTACGATCTTTTGCCTTGATGTTTATTTTTTAATGTTTCGCTTATTTTTTTCTTAGTCTCTTCACTTGGAACTTTACCAAGTTGAGCAAGTCTCATTTTTTCTTTTGTTTCAGTTGATCTTTTTTTACCTACATTTTTCTTGTGTAGACTAGTTAAACGATCTATTTCTAGTTGAGTTTTGTTTCTGTTTTTGTGTGAATCTGAAAGTTTTTTTATAGTATCAGATGATCGTTTCTTCCCCTTGTTCGCAAGTCCCATTTTGATTCTCGATTCTTCAGTTAACCCCGATCTTGGTCCTGTGTGATATTTACATCCCACATTTCCAGGTTTAGCGTCTTCCTGTACAAGATTTGCCCAAGATTTAGATTCGACAATATCATTTTCTTGTGAGAACGAAATAGCATATGCCGTAGCGTCTTCTTGGTTATAGAAGGTGTGTACTTCTAAAGTTATAGGTGTTATGTTATGCGATTTTATGTGTCTGATCCAATACTGACCAGATCCTTTATATCTGAAAGGATTTTTTGTTTTAGTGTAACCAAAATATTTCATATCACAATGACCACATTGCTTCACGTATAGATAAATAACCATAGCTGATGCTCCTGTTTAGCGTTAGAGTCTGTGGATATTAGTAGTATCGTGACAGACAATATTACTTATATAAAACACCCTTTGCCTCATTAGCATAGAATCAATGCATCTGGCTTCCACCCAGAGGAAAACGGGGAGGTACCGTTATGAGGCTCCAACATCATGAAAGGTAAATAATGGCAGTTAGTACACGTAAGACTAAGGTCTCAAAAGGTATTCACTCAAACGTTTCAAAAGCAACTTCAAAGCTTGTGAAGCGTGATCGTTGCACACTAACACATGAACTTGATCTTGTTAAAGCATGGCGTGCTGGTCGTAATCCTTGGATTACCATTGTCAATCCTAATAAGAACCAGACAAACATGCTGAATATCCGTGTTCGTGCCAATGAATATTGGGGCAACTACAAGCGTAGTTCGAACGTAACACAGGCTCAAGAAGACTAAATAATAAATAGAGTGTAATCTAACACTCAAGGAAATAATGATGCAGCGGTTGCTATCTATCCCTAGGATGTTAGCTTCCGCTGCATTTTCTTTTCTAGCAAAGCGGAAGCTACCTCCATCGTTACCTGCAAATCAAGTCTGGCCTTACGGTCAGGCTATTGTCGTGCCTGGTACCACAGTGCTTTGTAACTCGTTCTATCTCGTTCTTTATGATGAAAAGAATATGAGAACGATTCTATCTGCTGAAGTGACACAGCCACCACATGACCACGTGGAAAGAGACGACGCATTCTGCTCTGATCCTCGCTTGAAACGGTCACCAACACCAGATGACTATACAGACAGTGGATATGATCGCGGGCATCTAACACCCGCTGCTGACGCTGGAAACGAAGTCCAGATGCGCGACACATTTCTAATGACCAACATGACACCACAACTACCAGATGTAAACAGGATTATCTGGAAAGAACTGGAAGCGATGGTGAGAGGGATGGAGACACAATACGTGGTGACTGGTGCAATCTATACTGATCCATCTACTTGTATTGGAGAACGTAGGATTCCCGTTCCATCGGCGTATTACAAAGTTGTCTATTCCAAAGATCGTTCTATCAAGGTTTATATGGCGGACAACGCTGAAGGATCTGTGGTGGTAGAAAAATCTTTATCAGAGTTAGAATCTTTGGTGGGATACACATTTCCCTCTTGACATTATCTCCAACTCTGATATTATCAGTAATGTAGTCAATGAGATATAAGGTGATTCGTTATGTTTAGTTTATCTGCTTCTATCTCTGTGATTCGTAGCTACGGTATCAATATCGACGGTGTGAGCGATATTCTCAATGTTTTGGATGATCTAGGTCAAGTTCGTAAAGATGGTTACATCGACCAAAAGAATCTTGATCGCCAGATTCAAAAATATCGCAAAGCACAAAAGGCTGCTTGACATTTTTAGCGAATCATGTATGGTAAGAATGTAGTCAGTGAGTTTGTGGAGCAATCAATATGAATCTTAAGCAACTCTTTGCCCCCATCGTGATTCGTTTTCAGTCATCGGATGATCTTGAAGCGGCTCTCTTTTTCCTCTCCGAATGCAACCGTGACAAGCTGAGTGATCGCCTTGTCAAACAGGCTGATCGAATGCAAAAGTTGATCGCAAAGGAACTGATTCGTCGTGGCGTCAAGATTTGGGAGTTTTGATTATGTTTTTCTGCAAAAATCGTGTGCATCAGTATATTGTGACACTGGAAGTAAACGGTCGTCATCCCTATCTTGTCGATCATGATCTGGATTATTTTGAAGGCAAGAAAGATGTCCAAGTTAAAGTGACCGCAACTTCTTGGAAAAAAGCAGATCAAGCAGCGCGTGATGTTGGTCCTGGCATAAAAGCTTGGTCCTGGCGTGTTAAGTCTATTGAAAAGGTATTTAAGGAGTTTTGATTATGTTTACTGCTGTTGTAACTATTAGTACGGTGCCTGATCATGATGGAGACACGTATTTTCTGTTTGATGAAGTTGTGCATGATGAAGAAGAATATGCTGATCTTCTGTTTGAACTTGAACAGCGCACTCATTACAGAATAACAGGGCATAAAGGAAAGATTACTGTCCTCTCTGAAATCACTCGTCGTACCTCTAATGTTTTGGAGTTTTGATTATGAATACGTTTTATAAAATGGTGCTGTTTACGTTTCTCGCGAATGTTGCATTCTGGGGCATCATTATCGGTGTTATCTGGCACTTTGTTGCCAAGTTTTGGTGAGAATGAATATGAAAGTATTTTGGGTACTAGGCTGGGATCGTTATTATCCTGAAGAAGATAACTTCCTTAAGTCGTTTGAGACTTTGAAAGAGGCACAAAAGTATATTGATGTGTGTTTGCAAGAGGCACACCATTATGATCGCTATGACATCATTGATATCAGTGGAAGGCTGTAATCATGGCCGCAATATATCTAGATTGCACAGATGAAGAGTTTCATGGTATTCACGAATCTGTGGACAAGTATCTGAAGCGCAAGGCTCCTAATGCTCCTGTTGATAAGGAAGCACTTAACAAGCTTCTAATGGATCATGGTAAGATTATTCGTGAACTGCGATCTAAGGGTATCATCATTCTACATCGCAGCAAGCAGCCAGATAAGCCCAAGCCACCGCGTAAGCCTAGGGCACCAAAGGTAGCACCAGAGCCATCTGCACCTGCTGCTCCAAAAAAGACTAGACAACCTCGTAAAACTAGTGTATAAGTAAAGACAATATGACCCATACCTCTGTTACATATGTATGGGTTTTCTGAGCCTCTTACGCCTCTGGATGGAATCCACCATAAGCGCACCAAAGAGGACTATCCGATAACTGCTCCAGGGATGAGGAGTAAGTGTCAATCTGCGCCGAGATGGAAGCGCAGACGTATTCGCGATCAACCTAGGCACGGTCTAGAATATGTCTCATATAAATACCATTGGAAGTTCTACTTCCATTGTACTCTTACAACGCTTCAAGTCTGCGATGGCTAGTAAGCATTATATCTACAGTATCACGTTATACTATCGATATGATTCAAACGAAACAACGACGATCTTGCATTTCCAGTAAGAGGGAAATGGATGTAGAAGATACCATATACATTTACTTTGTATCTTCTCATAGCATAGCTGTCTGTACGGGTTGAGATACCCTATAAGACTTTCAGTTGTCGCCTAGGTCTTCGAACCTAAGAGGGAAGAAATGTCTTACCTAAATAAAATCTTCAAGGCGATTGCCACTCTCGCACTGTTGGTTGTAATACCACAAGCAATGGCACAAACACCAAAACACGATCAAGCGCAACTAGAATGCGTAGCACAGACAATCTATTTTGAAGCCCGTGGTGAGCCACTAAATGGTCAGGTTGCAGTTGCAAATGTAATAATGAATCGTGTAAAACAAGGCTATGCTAAAACTCCATGTGAAGTTATTGCTATGAAACACCAGTTTAGCTGGATTCATCACCATCCTAAGATTGTATATCAAGACCTATATGAAAAGAATAAGCAAGTTGCTCGTTCTGTTTACTACGGACATGTAGGAGACAACATTAATGGCGCAATCTTCTATCATGCAAACTATGTAAATCCACATTGGAAGTACAAGAGAGTTGTGACGATAGGTCATCACATATTCTATAAAATCGCATAAATAGATTTAGGGGTGGCTTCGGCTGCCCCTTTATCTCTTGACAAAACATACAGGATCGACTATGTATAAAGTATACTCAAAGCCAGGATGCTCAAACTGTACAGCAGCCAAAAATCTTCTCACATCAAAGTCCATTCCATTCGTTGAAATGGATATCACAGACGAAGAAACAAAGAATCGTCTACTAACTGAAGTGCCACATGCGCGCACAGTACCACAGATTTTTTATAATGAAACATACATTGGAGGGTATAATGAACTCAATGAACGAATCAAAAACGAATCTACCAACGTCCTTCTTGGATGATCTAAAGCATAACATCTGTCAAGTCAACTTCACAAAGAAGGACGGAACAGTACGTAAAATGCTTTGCACTCTTTCTCCAGAGATTCTACCAGAACAGAAACTTGATGAACAATCTCAAACTCGTAAATCAAATCCAGATGTCATTTCAGTATGGGATCTAGAGAACAGTGGCTGGCGATCATTCCGCAAAGATTCTGTTGTTGATTTCAGTGTAGGGTTTTTTGTATAATGAAAACTTTTAAAGGCTTCTTGGAAGAAGCTCCCATAACAATTAATAATACACCAATGCACGGGTCACATTCTAAACCACCTATCGTAATCAATGTGCCTCCTATGCATGGTGATCATGCGAATGTGAAAGAAATTTCAGAAGCAGGTCATGGAGGATTTGGAGATTTTAGACCTACAATTGATCCTCCAGACTTTGACAAAGAATATCCATATCAAAATTCTCATCTCGGAGAAACTCATAAAGATGTTGATGGTGCATTGGAGAAAGAGTATTCAAATATTCACCAGAACAATAGTTCTTTTTCCAATGCGCTTAAATCATACACAAAAGATTCAACTAGAATAAACAATCACCTTACACACAACGAAAGTCTACTACATAAATATTTACATCCTATAACGCAGTCCAGGATAAGTGCTTTGGATTCTCAGTTGACTTCTCCAGACACAAAATTGAAACATGATTTACACGTATATCATGGAACATCTGCTTTTAATCCAGATCAAGAAGCATCAAAGCATCCAGACCGAAAGATCAAAATGCCGATGTTTTTATCAACATCTATTAATCCAAAAATTGCACATAATTTTGCGGCATCTGGTGATGGACACAAAGATGGTACTAAAAGACATATATTGCATATTCACTTAAAAAAAGGTCAGCAGGGTGGAGTGTATATAGGAAGAAAAACTAAAGTCTCCCGTAATGAATATGAGCAACTTTTACCAAGAGATACAACTCTAAAGGTTCATACATTGCCTACTGTACTAAGTGATGGTACACATATATGGCATTGTCATGTAGCAGATTAGGAACATAGAATATGAACGAACTAACACGCTGGGAATATATCCGAGCAGTTATCGCAAAGTGGATCGTGGTCAACATTGCTGCACGTATTAGCAGCCTCGCAGTGTTTGCGCTGATGATAGAAACCTATGAACTTTATCATCAAAAACTAACAGAAGAAATGGAAGCGGTGGAACCAAATGAGCAATCATGACCTAATGGAACGTAATGAGTTAAACAAGAACTCAAAGGGTGGTACAGAACTACTACAAGAACGTCTATATGCGGGTGGTGTTCCTCGTGAACTTCTAGAAGACACACAGATTGTTTTCTCACGCGCTCGTGAACTAGACGAAACCAAGACGAAGATTTACTACTGTCACGATCTACCAGAAGATCCAGAGTCGTCGCGACTTTCTGATCCCATGTACCGTAAGAAGTTTGATAAGTTTGTTTTCGTTTCAAACTGGCAGATGGAACAATACAACAACGTTCGTGGTGTACCATATAGCGATTCTGTTGTCATTAAAAACTCTATTGAACCTATCGACACTACAGCAAAGACTGTTGATGATAAAAAGATCCGATTGATCTACACACCTACTCCACATCGTGGTC